GTTTAGAGGAAACACCGTTGCCTTTGTTATTATTGCCAAATATTCTCAAAGTTATGCCTCCCGCCGTGATCGTTCCCACTGCTATAGTAATCGCTGTTGGTAAATCCATTTTTTAATCCTTTTCATAGAAATACTCTCGCTTGAAATATGCCAACCCATTATCAATAGCTACCAATTCCCACATATTCTGGCCTAAGTGATCAAAGTCAGTACCTTCTACAGAAACTATTTCATATTCAAAGCATCGCTTAGGAGGCTTCTCTGATTCGGCCTGTTCATCAAGAACTTTCGTTTCACAATCAGGACACAAAATAGAATCTCCCTCTTTCATAGCCTGCTCAAAATCTGAAACCAAGATATTGATAGGCTGCTCGCATTGATCACATGTTTCATCAACTCTTAAATCATTCATACTGGCGTCACAAAGGGAACTTCATAAAATATATTAAAATCTACTGCTAGATGCCAGACCCCCACCGTCCCCGCTTTTGTCGTGATCTCATCTTTCATCTTAGTCAGGGTATTGCGCCACATCCATATGAATTGCTTACCACCATCAATAGAGCCAAGAGAGCATTTATGATACAAATCATCCAATTTACCATAGATATCATCGGCCTCTAACGAACTGCGAGTTCTCGAAAAAATTGAAAATTGAATCAGCACATCCTCAAAATCTTCGCTCCAGGTCCATTCAGGCGTATCCGTTACAATTAAATAAACACAATAGGGGAAAGTTGCACCTTGGGGGGCCTCGGTATCATAAAACCTACTCCCTATTGAGGTCATGAAACCAGATCCGACAGCATCAGCTACGGTATAATCATATAAAGCTGTCGTTAAAAGCCTCATTTTAAATCTCGTTCATTTACAAAGTTTTTTGGAGGCAAAGTTTTGTCTCCATCCATCCCATATTCCTGCATAATATTAATTGGCTCGCCATCTATCCCTATATGTGACTCCGTTCTCGCAATATCTTTTAATGATTCCTTTTCAACTAATTCATATTTCTTGAAAATGGGTAATAATTGTTTTATTCCATCAATTTCTGGGAAAAATTCAGCTTCGACGGTCACAATTTCTTTTAGGGGTATATGAATAATAAGCTTTCTACAATGCTTAATTCCCAATGCGTCTGCAATCTCTTTACAAACATTATCTCTTCCTGAAACTATTGCCATTTAAATTACCTCCTTCACTTCATAGGATAATTGTTCCTTATGTACGGTTATTCTACATTCTTTTATTGGCACACCCTCAATATTCGATTCTTCAGGAAAATTATTTCCCGATATTATAGTATGAATAATTGGCAATCCATTTTCTATTACGGTATTCATACTTTCAATTTTCCAATCAATAGGAAATTTCAAAGCATGTTTAATTAACTCTGGAGTGATTCTTACAAATCCTTTTCTCATTTTACACCACCTCTTCAGCCATGATTTCTAATTTCCTATTGATTTCCCGGACGTTAATTACGCTAACTATGTTGAAATAACGATCCCGCTTCCTCCAATAGAGCCGCTTGACGATTGGGGAGGGTGCTATCAGTGAATAGAGTTGCCTCCGATATCGCATCTCTATCTTGTGCGTAACCGTGCCTCCCAATTTCATAGCCTCTATGAGCTCAGTACCACGAAGCGGGATAATAGAAGCCCATACTTCTGTCCAGTCCTTCTCAGGATATGTATCTATAAAACCCCCTGTGCCGTCAGCCGTCTCGGTCTTCAGTTGTATGGTCAATCTATGCCTAAGATTTCCGGCTCTCATTCATATCTCCCATGTGTAAATGTGTGGTCAACGGGACTTATGGCAAATAGGCGGTCTATAGTTTTCAAAGTGGTGGCAGATACTCCTATTACTGTAATTTCACGGTTCTCATACATATCTGAGATTAGGAGCTTCATAATTGCCTTATAAGATGCTGGCACATCCTCTGGGTCTGCCCATCCACAATCATAATAAATATGAATGGGATTTCTTGGATGAAAATCAGGGGAAGGCCAAACCTTTCCATATGCCAAGACAATCCTCCCAGGCTTTCGGTCTGTATCAATTACATAATCCGTTGTGTGAGTGAGTGTCGTAGCTGTACCGGCACTATCTGTATATGTGATATAGGAATCCGCCACAGTCCAAATGAGCGGAGGATAAGGCAGAATAATTTCATTCCCTTCCGGCCACTCATTCAGATAGTAGCTCCATGTCTGATCGAGAAGAGCATAGCCTGTTGTTTTCTCCACATATTCACGGGCCGCCTTTATCAGGGTGTCAATGAATTCATCCTCTATCGTTTCCCCTTCCTCAAGGCTCATGTGGATCTTGGCTTCCCGAACCTCTACCGGCTCTTCTGTTGGTTCAACTTCAAGTGTCGTTATTAATGGTCTCAAATATCCCTCATAAATACACGGTTAAAGTTGAATTCCCTATCTCCACCACCCGAAAAGTAGCAAGTAATGGTTAAATGATATTTGCCTTTGACGATTCGGGGGATAAAGACCTTATTCCCATCCGCTGCTATCGTTGCCAGACCGTCCGCAATCACGAAAGTAACTCCATCCACATTGATGGAGCTGATTGTAGACCAATGAATTACTCCGGAGGTGAGTTTAACGCCAACACGGTCTCCAACGGATATGCCAGAGGTGGAAAATGCAAGAATGGTCGTCTCACCTAATGGTTCGCCACCATCCAATGTACTGACATATGGGTAATTCATTGGGATAGTCACTACTGTATTGGTATTCGCAACCGTGCCTATGATTTCCGTACTATAATCCGTCTTTTCCGGATGTTTGTGGATTTCACAATGCGATCCGGCTGGAGTACCTGCAAGGGTCTGGCCGAATGGAATAGCTCCATCGTTTGCGTCCGCAGCGGAGGCAATCTCAAACTCAAAAGTATAATCCAAGTCCTCATCATATGGTTGTAAAAGTATCGTCCCGAGTCCCTGGAATCTGCCTTCTCTACTTGGCATTATTTATTCCTTTATTTACGGTTCAGCAATAAAATGGGTATTCATAGAATCAGCAACAAAATGAGTATCTACATTTTCAGCAATAAAATGAGTGTCTATGTGTTCGGCAATGAATTCCCATACCGGAGTCCTAAGTATATATTCATGTATTAAATTATTTTCTCCATAACTCCATGCATTATCGGGGTTAGTCTCCATATGAGCCGAATTAAATAGCTTTGATTCGCCATAATACCATGTCGGGTCGTTCTCGCTCACGAAATTACACACCTAGGATCTATAAAGATTTTATCGGTGGCATGATAAAAAGCGCATTTGCACTTTATCCTCACCTTACTTGCTACCGCCGGAACTATCGCCGTCACCTCCATGTATTCAACCCAATCATCCGCATCGGCCCTTACGGTAAAAGTTTCATCGGATGTTTGGGTAGAGATAACATACTCAGATCCATCATCATAAGTACCTATATATTCGACCTCTATCCAAAGCTGGCGTGCTGTTACAATCGCCATACTCTGCACATAATAGCGGTAGAATTTAGAATCCGTAGTTGCCTCAAAATCATGGACAAAGACATCCGGCGTCCAATCTGCAATTGGCTCAGGCAGATCATTTACCGTACTGTTGAGATTGTATAAAAGCTCTATGACATTCGCCGCACCGCCAGCGCGTTGATTTGGAGCATCGCCTGCGCCATCTGCAGCGAGCTTTGTGATTTCGCCTTGGGGACTGAAGATTTTGTGGGAAGCCAGTGTTTTATTGTAGTTCTCAATAGAAAAACGCATATCAAAGCTAACTCGGTCGTATTCAATAATTCCATTTGCTCCCCCTAATTTTATATCTCTACCTATAATTTTACCCCCAACCAAATCGTATTGTATATCGCTATCCCCATTAGCAACTTCAACACCTATATTTACATTTTCCATATATATATAACTAGATCGCGCAGCTATTCCGTAATCACCCAATCCGTAAATTGCTATATCCTTTATATATAAGGTAAACGATCCTGCATAATGAGA